CCAATCCGCAGATTTTTTTCCTGGGCGACGATTTGCGAGGCCGCGTCAGGCCCGGCGTAGAAACAAAGGGATGCCATGGCGGCCACGGGAAGGCCTCCGCGAGAGGCGACGCCGGAAGAGCGCGATCGGGTGAGGGAGTTCATCGCCGAGGGCGCATCGCAGCGAGTGATCGCTGTCGCGCTCGGCCGGTCGGTCCCCAACCTGCGCAAGTTCTTCGCCGTCGAGCTTGGGTGTGAAAAGAACACGGGGCCAGAGACGCCGCCGTTCAAGATAACCGCCAGGATGCGCGAGGACGTCTCGCTCATGGCGGCTTGCAACGAGCCGCGGTCGCGCATCGCCAAAGCCGTGGCCGTGAGCGAGGCGCATCTGGAGAAGTTCTTCGCCGAGGACCTGGAGATCGGCGCGGCGCGTTACCGGCTCAAGACGCTGCGGCGGCTTGAGACGCTGGCCGACACCGGCAACCTCGGGGCGACCAAGCAGCTCGCCGCGATCACGTCGGCTTCGGCCGGCGAGAAGTCTTCGGGCTACGTGAGCAAGAAGGCGACCGCCCAGGCGGACGCGGACGCGGCGATGTCGGCCGGCGGCAAGTTCGCGCCGCGCGCCGCGCCCCGGCTGGCTGTGGTCGGCGGCAAGCCGGTTGCGGAGGGATAGTGGCCTGGTGGTCGACGGCTTGCCCCGACTGGCGCGAGCGGATCGTCGAGCGAAGGTCGCTGCTGCCGTGCGATCCGCTGTTCCCGGACGAGGCGAGAGCCGCGCTGGAGGTGTTCCGGGAACTGCCCATCGTCGATGTGATGGGCAAGCCGACGTTCGGCGAGATCGGCCGGGACTGGATCTTCGATCTGCCGCGGGCGGTGTTCGGCGCCTACAACCCGCAGACTGGGCGGCGGGAGATCAACGAGTTCTTCGAGCTGATCGCGAAGAAGAACACGAAGTCGACCCGGGCGGCCGGGATCATGATCACCGAACTGGTGCGCAACGAGCGCCACTCGGCGGAGTTCATCGTCCTGGCGCCGACGCTGGAGGTGGCGAAGAACTCGGCCGAGCCGGCGATGGACATGGTCGCCGAGCATCCGGAGTTGAGGCGCATCCTGAAGCCGGTGGCGCACCAGCGGCTGATCGAGCATCGAGGGACCGGCGCGCAGCTCAAGATCGTCGCGGCCGACTCGGAGACGGTGGGCGGCAAGAAGGCGACCGGCGTCCTGATCGACGAGCTTTGGCTCTTCGGCAAGCGCGCCCATGCCCGCAACATGCTGCGGGAGGCCGTGGGCGGCCTGGCGAGCCGGCCGGAAGGGTTCGTGATCGCGCTCTCGACGCAGAGCGACGAGCCGCCGGCGGGCGTGTTCCTGGACTGGCTGCGCCGGTTCCGCGACATCCGCGACGGCAAGCTGGTCGCGCCGCGCTCGCTCGGGCTCTTGTACGAGTTCCCGGAGGAGATGATCCGCTCGGAGGCCTACAAGGACCCGGCGAATTTCTACATCCCGAACCCGAACCTCGGCGCTTCGGTCGACGAGCAGTTCCTGCTGGACGAGCACGACAAGGCGCGGAGGGAAGGTCAGCGGTCGCTGGTCGGCTTCTACGCCAAGCACCTCAACGTCGAGCCAGGCATGGCGGCGCGGTCCGACAGTTGGGCCGGGGCGGAGTTCTGGAAGCGGCGCGCCGACAAGGGCTTGACGCTCGACGCGATCCTCGACCGCTGCGAAGTGATCGTGGTCGGCCTGGACGGCGGGGGCCTGGACGACCTTCATGGGATGACGGTGCTCGGCCGCGAGGCGCATGAGATCGAGGTCGACGCAGCGGCCGCGCCGGAGGAAGTCCAGGAATCGGTCGGCGGCAAGAAGCGCATCAAGCGCTGGCTCTCCTGGAGCCACGCCTGGGCGCACGAGATCGTGCTGGATCGGCGCAAGACCATCGAGAGCAGGCTGCGGGACCTCGAAGCGGCCAGCGAGGTGACCATCCTCGCCGACGGCGAGATGGACGAGAGCGGATGGCCGGCGGACATCGCGCAGATCATGGCGACCGTCGTGCGTATCCGCGACGCGGGCCTGCTCTGTTGCGTCGCGGTCGACCCGGCCGGCCTCGGCGAGCTGATCGACGCCCTGGCCGAGATCGGCATCGTGCCGGAGAACCGGGAGATGGGCTCGAACTACGTCGTCGGCGCCCCGCAGGGCTACGCGATGATGAACGCGCTGAAGACGGCGGAGCGGAAGCTGGCGAACGGCACGCTGCTGCACGCCGACCAGGCGCTGATGGACTGGTGCGTCGCCAACCTGAAGATCGAGGCGACGGCGACGGCCATCCGCGCCACCAAGCAGAACGCGGGCGACGCCAAGATCGACCCGGCCATGGCGCTGTTCAACGCCGTGACCGTGATGGCCGGCAACCCGGAGGCGCGGCGCTCGGTCTACGAAGATCGTGGGCTGCTGGTGCTCTAAGCGGGAGGCGCGGCCATGAATCGTCTCGCCGACCTCGCCCTGGACGCCGCGGCTCTCGTGGGCGCGGCGCTGATCACCTACGGCGTCTGGCTGATCTACCAGCCGGCCGCCTTCATCGTGGCGGGGGCGTTCGTGCTGACCGGCGCGTGGCTGGCCGCGCGCAGGGGCGCTGACTGATGGGTCTGCTGACGCGCATCGCGCAACCGACGCAGGCGCGCGCCTCGGGCGGCACGCCCAGCTACGGCATGATCCCGCCGCTCGGCTCGGTCGCCTCGGCCTCGGGCGCGCAGATCAGCCAGGCCACGGCGATGACGGTCTCGGCCGTCTACGGCTGCGTCAACCGGCTCGCGACCGATCTGGCGCGCTGCACGCCCTACCTCTACCGCCGCGACAGCAAGGGCATCGAGGAGCGCGAGAACGACCAACCGCTCTACGAACTGCTCGAGCGCCCGAACCGGCAGCAGGGATGGTTCGAGTTCGCCTGGCAGATGTGGGTCGGCTACCTGCTGCGCGGCAACTGCTACTCGCCGATCCGCCGCGACAATCGCGGCGATCCGGTCGAACTGATCCCGGTCAACCCCGACGCCGCCATGGTGCTGGAGGCGTCGGACGGGTCGGTGTTCGTCAACATGAACCGCATCGGCCTCTGGCAGATCGCCATGCTGAGGGACTTCCCGATCGCGATCCCGTCGGAAGACGTGTTCCACCTGCGGGGCCTGACCTTCAACTCGCTGGTCGGCGTCTCCACTATCGGCCTGGCGCGCGACGCCATCGGCCTTTCCATGGCGTTGGAGCAGCAGGCCAACCGCTGGATCGCCAACGGCGCGCGGCCCTCGACGTGGCTGAAGACCGGCAAGCAGCTCAGCCTCGAAGCGGCCAAGCGGCTGAAGAGCCAGTTCGACGACCTGCACGCCGGCTACCAGAACACCGGCAAGACCGTGGTGCTGGAGGACGGCATCGAGCCGGTCCCGCTCCAGCTCACCAGCGTCGACCTGCAGTTCATCGCGCAGCGCCAGTGGCAGCCGGAAGACGTCTGCCGCTTCTTCGGCGTGCCGCCGCACAAGATCGGCCTCTATGCAGACAAGCGCAGCGATCCGCAGCCGCAGACGGCGCAGGACCAGGACTACGTCAACTCGGCGGTCACCTGGCGCGCGACGGCCTTCGAGAAGCGCTTCGCCTGGACCTTCGGGCTCGACAAGGACCCGAAGGGAAGGCGCCTGCCGAGGGATGAGCAACTGCGGCTCAAGCACGACCTCGGTGAGCTGCTGCGGGCCGACGTGATGACCCAGGCCAACGTCGACCGCATCGACGTGCTGAGCGGCATCGTCACGCAGAACGAGGCGCGCGCGGGCCGCGGCCTGCCGCCGATGGCGGGCGGTGACCGGTTGATGATGCCGACCAACATGGCGGCCGAGGGCTCGAACATCACCGGCGCGGCGCCCGACGGGGCCGGACGGCCGAAGAACGGCACGGTCGGTGCCGGCGGCGCGGGCACGGGCGGTACCCAGACGACCGAGCAGAGCTCGGCCGGCGAGCCGGATCAGAATTGAGGTCGAGCATGACCAATGCCGAACGTCAAGCTTGCGAAAGGCTGGCCCGCAATCACCGCGCGGCCACGGGTTTTCCGCTCTTCGTGCCTCGCCCGCTCTTCGATCGCATGGTCGCGGAGCGGATCGACACGTCGAACGTCCAAATCCTCCCCCGCCTCCCGGTAGCTGCATGATGCGCGAGGCGTTCGCATGACCACGATGCGCAAGCTGGTCCGGGCGCAGATCAACGCGCTGGGCGAGGACGAGGTCGAGGTGGTGATGTCCACCGCGGCGCTGGCGCGCGACGGCCACATCCTGATCCCGCAGGGTTGCCGGCTCGACAACTACCAGGCCAACCCGATCGTGCTCTGGAGCCACGACCCCGACAAGCCGATCGGCAACGCCGAGAACGCCACCGTCGGGGCCGGCCAGATCGCGGCCCGCGTGCGCTTCGCCCCGCTCGGCATCTCGCCCAAGGCCGACGAGATCAGGGGTCTGACCAAGGCCGGCGTGATCCGCGCCGTCTCCGTCGGCTTCGAGCCGCTCGAGATGGAGCCGCTGGACCCGAAGAAGCCCCGTGGCGGCCAGCGGATCAGCGCCTGGGAGCTGCTGGAACTGTCGTTCGTCAGCGTGCCGGCGGACCCCGGCGCCATGGTGACGGCGCGAGCCAAGGGAGACGAGACAGTGGCGGAATGGAAGGTCGGAGCGGCGCGCAACCTGCCCGTCGAGGACAGCGACGACTGGGACGGCCCGGAGGCCGAGAAGTCGATCTTCGAATGGGCCGGCGGCGACGACTTCGAGCCGGCCAAGGCGCGCAAGGGCTTCCTGGTCTACGACGCCTCGGCGCCCGACGACCGCGGCTCCTACAAGCTGCCGATCGCCCATGTGGTCGACGGCGAGCTGAAGGTTCCGAAGGGCGCGATCCGCGCCGCCGCCTCGCGCCTGCCCGACACCGACATCCCCGACGACGTGAAGGAGCGCGCCGGGGCCGTGCTCGACCACTACAAGAAGGAGGCCGGCATGGACGAGGAGAAGCGCACCGCGCGCAAGCCGAGGACCCGCGCGACGACCATGCGCGGCAAGGTCACGTTCAAGCGCGGGCTCTATGAGGTCGCCAACCTCTGCTACCTGTTCGAAAGCCTCGGCTACCAGGTCGACATCGCCAAGTGGGAATCGGCCATCGAGGGCGATGCGAGCAAGGTGCCCGCGATGCTCGCGGCCGTGCTGACCGACCTCGGCGATGCGCTGCTGGCGATGACCGAGGAGGAGGTCGCCGAGGCGCTGGCCGGTCACGACGTCGAGCCCGAGGCCGACGATGACGACGACGACCTCGTGGTCGAGGAGCGGGCGCACATCGCCGCCGCGACCTCGCCGGCCGTCCGCGCGTTCCGCCGGGGCCTGGCCCGCGCCAAGCTCCGCGCCGGCAAGACGCTCTCGGCCGAGACGCTGAAGACGCTGCGCAAGGCCAAGGCCGCGCACGAGGAGGCGATGGACCTGCACCGCAGCGCCATGCGCAAGCACCGCGCCGGCCTGGCGGCGGTCGACGACCTGATGGACCGCGCCGGCGCCGCCGACGACGATCCCGAAGCGGACGAGACCATCCAGACCTCGGATGGAACCGACGTCAGCGAGGGCTCGGAGAACGGCCGCAGCGCCGAGTTCCGCCGCCGCCAGGCCGACCTTCTGGCGCTGGCCGCCGTCCACTGAATTTCGCCGCGAGGCGATACCTGCCCACACCGGGGGAGATGGGCGCCCCCGCATGTCCGCGCCGTCGCGAGACGCCGCTATCCCTCAGATGGAGCCCGCCAATGACCACGGTCAACGACCTGGTGAAGACGCGTGCGGCCGCCTTTGACGCGTTCAAGGCGCTCGCCGACAAGCCGACCCTCACCGCCGAAGAGCAGACCGACTACGACGCCAAGAAGCGCGCCGTGGAAGACCTGGACGGCCAGATCGCCCGCGCCCGCGACGCCCTGGCGCTCTCCGCCGCGAGCGCCCAGCCGGTCGCGGGCCAGGAGCCGCGCGTCGAGCCGCAGGTCAAGACCGACCGCTACGAGCGCGAGAAAAGCCTCGCCATCGGCGGGGCGATGAAGATGCTGGGCCGCTCCGGCGGCATCCTGCGCGTCGCCCGCGAGGAGTCGATTCAGGCCTACGGCGAGAACCACCCGGTCACCCGCGCCCTGATCACCTCGGCCGGCGCGTCCGGCGGCTTCATCGTGCCGCCCGACTACATGAACGAGATCATCGAGCTGCTGCGCCCGATGGCCGTCGTTCGTGGCGCCGGTCCGCGCGTGATCCCGATGCCGCGCGGCACCATGACCCTGCCCGGTCAGGCCTCGGCCGCGACCGCGAGCTACGGCTCGGAACAGGCCAAGATCGCCTCCTCGCAGCAGACGCTGAACCAGATCGTCGCCAGCTACAAGAAGCTGACGGCCCTGGTCCCGGTCAGCAACGACATGATGCGCTACGCCGACCCGGCCGTGGACGCCTTCGTCCGCGACGACCTGGTCAAGGTGCTGGCGCTGCGCGAGGACCTGGCGTTCCTGATCGGCGACGGCACGGCGGACACGCCGCGCGGCTTCCTCAGCTTCGCCAACGGCTACGCCACCTCGGCCGGGGTGTTCTCGACCACGGCCGACTCGACCGCGGCCGTCGGCGGCAACTTCATCACCTCGACGGAGACCTTCACGCTCGCGACGGTGGCGAGCGAACTCGGCGGCGCGGTCAACAAGCTCGACACCGCCAACGTGCCGGACCTCAAGCGCTGCTGGTTCATGCACCCGAGGTCGTTCAACTACCTCTACAACGTGCAGAACTCGCTCGGCGTCTACGTCTACCGCGACGAGCTGAACAAGGGCACGCTGCTCGGCTACCCCTTCAAGAAGACCACCCAGATCCCGATCAACTACTACGACACGACCGGGGCGCACACCGACTGCAGCTTCGTGTTCCTGGTCGAGATGGACGAGGACATGATCCTCGACTCCATGAGCCTGGAGCTGGCGGTCTCCCGCGAGGGCAGCTACGTCGACGGCAACGGCACGACCTGGTCGGCCTTCCAGTCCGACCAGACCATCATCCGCGCCATCGCCGAGCACGACCACCAGATTCGCCACGACGCCTCCGTCGCGGTGATCCAGTTCGTGCGCTGGGCGCCGGCCATCGCGTAACGGCTGACGGCGCGGCCTTCGGGCCGCGCCGCACGTCCTTCCCCCTTTCCATCTCCAATAGGAGCGCACGGCCATGACGCCTGCCTTTCAGCACAACATTGGCGCGTTCGTCGCGGTCGCGACCAGCGTGCTTCCCCAGAGTTCGGCCGCCGCGACCGTCGACGGCTCGTCCGTCGATCGCTTCGCCCACGGCCACGCGCTCTCGTGCGTCCTGCACCAGGTCGCCGGCGCCGACAGCGGCACGCCCACCACGGTCAGCGTGCAGACCAAGCTGCAGCACTCGGCCGACAACTCGACCTGGGCGGACTACACCCCGCCCGGCGCGAGCTCGGTGGCGGAGACCGTGGCGCTGACGGCCGCCAGCACGGAGAACAGCGTGGCGATCGACCTGTCGAGCGCCGACCAGTATATCCGCGCGGTCACGACCGTCGCCTTCACCGGCGGCACGAGCCCGGCGATCGAGGTCGCGGCCGACATCGTCCTGGCCGGCGAAGACCGCCTGGCCGCGGCGTAAGGCAGTGGCGGCGGGGGCGAGCCTCCCGCCGCCGGTTCGCCAGGGAAGCCCATGAAACTCGTGACCTTCGCCCGCGCGCAGCCCCCGCACGGCGTGGGCGACAAGCGGCTCGTGCCGGACGAAATGGCCGAGCGGCTGCTCGAGGAGGGCATCGTCTCGGCCGTGGAGTCGTGGCCCGGCCAGGTGCCCGGCCATCCGCCGCGCAAGCCGACGCGCCCGGTCGTCAAACCCACCCGCCCGGCTCGCCTGCCGGACGCTCGCCTCGCGAGGTAGACCATGGCCGACCCCTACGCCGGCAGCGGCGACGATCTCCTGTCGCCGGCTTCGCACGCCGCGGCGGTGACGCCGAGCGACAGCGCGGACCTGCCCACCGCCAGCAAGCGGCTGTGGGTCGGCGGGGCCGGCGCGGTGGCGCTGGTCACCGTCGGCGGCGACACCGTCACCTATGCCGGCGTCCCGGCCGGGACCTACCTGAAGGTCCGCGCCGCGCGGGTGAAGGCCACGGGCACGACCGCGACCAACATCGTCGCCGAGTACTGATCCGGTGGGCTACTCCGTCGTCACCACGGTCCTCTCGGCCGCGGCCAGCTACGACCTGACCGACCTGGCGACGGCGAAGGACGAGCTGTCGATCGCCACGGCCGACACCTCTCACGACACCTGGCTCGGGCGGGCGATCACCCAGGTCTCGAAGGCCATCGCCACCCACACCAAGCGCGTGTTCGCCCCGGAGTACGTGCAGGATGTCTTCGACGTCCAGCAGGACCCCTATCCCTACCAGACGCCGGGCGGCTTCGCGCAACTGGAGCTGACGCGCTGGCCGGTGCTCGCGGTCGTCTCGGTCGTGCAGACGCTGGCGCCGGGCACGACGCAGACCCTGGTCGAGGGGACCGACTTCCGCACCGATCCGGCCACCGGCCGGCTGCTGCGGCTCAACCTCTTCACGGGAGTCGGCACGACCTGGGAGGCGGTCCCGGTCACGGTGACGTACTCGGCCGGCTTCGGCGCGCTGGTGCAGGAGCCCCACACGGTTCCCGCCTCGGCGCCCTACACGGTCACGGTAGCGGACGCGGGGACGTTCTCCTGCGCCCAGTCGGTGAGCTACGCCAGCGGGACCGCGCTGACGCTGGTCGCCGCCAGTCCGGCGCAGGGCCAGTACAGCGTGGCCGACGGCGTCTACACCTTCAACGCCGGGGACGAGGGGCAGAGCCTGACCTTCGTCTATGCGACCCTCGGCATCCCTGAAGACCTGATCGAGATCGTGCTCAGGCTGATTACCGCGCGCTACTGGGCCAAGGACCGCGACCCGGCGCTGGTCCAGCAGGACACGCCCGGCGTCGGCACGCAGCGCTGGTGGTTCGGCGGCGCGCCGGGGCAGAAAGGGCCGTTCCCGCCCGACGTCGAGGCGTTCCTCGACAGCTACCGAATGCCGGTGGTGGCCTGATGGACGCGATCCGGATCGACGTCACCGGCGTCCGCCAGGTCGGCCTGCGCTTCGAGGAGTTCCCCGACGCGCTCTACGACGACCTGCGCCGGGAGATCGACGCCCTGTCGGCCGAACTGTTCGTCCGGGTGGAGGCGGCGACGCCGATGGCAACCGGCAGGCTGCGCAGCCAGGAGCGGGTGCGCGTCTTCACCGATCCGAACCGGATCACCGGCCGCGTCGACATCGCCGGCGCCAAGGGCTCGCAGGACTTCGCCAAGGCCGCGGC